GATTATTTAGTATCTAAAGGAGTTAAGTTTGTATGGGAACGAAAAGTAGAATGGATTAATTTTAATAATAGTACTTTATTTTATAAAACATTAGATTCAATAAGTGGTTTAACTGTAGAGTATGATGAACTTATCTTTGCAGTAGGTAAATCAGGTATTGATTTTGCCCAAGAAATAGCAAACGAATATCAACTTCCAGATGAACCTAAATCAGTACAAATTGGAGTTCGATTTGAAGCACCACAAGAACACTTTCAAAAATTAATTGATATTTCATATGACTTTAAGTTATATAAAAAATTTGAAGATAAAGGAGTTTCATTACGTTCATTCTGTACAAATAATAATGCTGCTTATGTTGCTGTAGAAGAAACATATGGAGATCATAGTTACAATGGTCATGCTAAAAAAGATGAGCGTTATCGAAATGATATGACCAATTTTGGTATTTTAATGGAGATTAATGGTATTAAGGATCCATTTACTTGGTCACGTAATGTAGTAAGTAAATTACAATCAAATGGTACTGGTTTATATTATAGCCCATCTCGCCAACCATCAACTACATCAGAAGGTAATAATGTAACTTCAACTCAAATTAGTTTAGATACACTTACTCATGTTGTAGAGCCGGTAATGGAAGGTTATTTTAGATATGTTATGGATTTTATCCAAGACATGAAAAAAGTATTCCCAACATTACAAGATGATTGGGGAATTTATATGCCTGAAGTAAAATATTTGTCACCTGAACCGTTAGTAAACTATAAAGATCTTAGTTTAACAAAATACTCTAACGTACATTTCGTAGGTGATGCTTTAAGTGCAAGAGGCATTACAGTATCAGGTGCACAAGCAATTTATGTAGCAGAAAATTTATTAAAGTTATGAAAATAGGATTTTGTGGAACAATTTCAGTTGGTAAAACAACACTAGTTAACGCATTAAAAGAATTACCTGAATTTGCTGGGTATGAATTTAAAACAGAACGTTCAAAGTATTTACGTGATTTAGGTATTCCGTTAAACACGGATTCAACATTAAAAGGTCAAATAGTGTTTATGGCTGAACGCGCAAGTGAACTTATGTTAAATAACATGATAACAGATAGAACTGTAATTGATGTTATGGCATTTACACGTTTAGCTAAATCAATAGCATACTTTGTAGCAGATGATTTTAACGATGCTGTATCGCATTTACTTCGTGAATATGATTACATATTTTATGTTTCACCTGAAGGTGTAGAACTTGAAGACAATGGAGTACGTGTCGTAGATGCTGAATATAGAAAAAAAATAGATGAAGAAATACAACAACTTATTATAAGACATAAAAATAAATTTAAAAACTATGCTGAATTATCGGGTAGTACTGAGGAAAGAATACAGAAATTGAAACAAGTAATAGGTTTCTAATATTTATAAATAAAATTAAATATGAAAAAATCTCGTTTACTTGAAATTATACGTGAAGAAATTAACGAAGCCTTTTATAGATTAAAAAATCCTGCAGACGAAAAAAAAGGATTTGAACCCCAAATCAACGTTTCAGGAATGCCTGAACCTGAAATTTTATCTAAATATAAAAAATTAGCTGAAGAGGAACTTGAAGAAGAACAATTAGATGAAATGGCATATAATATTGTTCTTTCTAACCCAGAAAAATTAGCAAAATTAAAAGATGAAATTAAAGATTCAACTAAAGAAGGAAAAAAATTACTTTATAAAATAATAGATATTATCCAAAGAGATAAAAAAGAAAATAAACCCATTCGTCAAAGAGATATTGCTAATGAGTTAGGCATTATTCAACAAAAGGTTAACCCATTAATTAATTATTTAATTGATTATGGTATCCTAGATAAAGGTGAATCTGTAACTGGAGTAACCAAGAAAAAAGTAACAGATAAACCCCAAGGAAGACCTTCCAATCCAGATAAACCAGAAAAAGCACCTTCAACAGGGCAACGAGGCAGAAAACCAGGAACCAAAACAGCTACTCGCACACCAGGAAATGATGGATTTGATGATGTATCATATTCAGACGAAGAAGTAGAAGACACCTACTATAAAGATGAAGATGAATTTACATCACCTAGTGAAGAAGGTCCTTCATCTGCAGAAATTAAAGGTGATAAAACCGCAAAAGAATTAGCTCAAGCATCCCCAGCAAGTAAAGATGAAAACTTTGATCGTATCCGTACAGGATTAATGAATAAAGTTAAAAAAGCTAAAGGTGAATTAAGTGCTGAAGATAAAAAATTAGCTATTCAAATTATTAACTCTGCTAAAGAAAAATATAAGTTTAATGCTGTTCAAGTAGATGCTTTAAGAGCAGTTGCAGGTTTATAAGATGATAAAAGATAAAACATTCCAATTAAAGTTATCCCATCTAATTATAGGTGGGATACTTTTACTATTGTTGTTATTTTTAATTTATGTAAAAGTTAAACCTACCCAAATAAACACATATGACAAAGAAAAAAGGGAGATAGATAGCTTAAGAATTGAAATTAACAAATACAAAAAATTAAATGATACTTTAAACTATCAAATAATTAAACAAACTAAAGTTATAGATTCATTAAATAATGAAATTAAAATTACGGAAAAAGAATTAATTAAAACACGTTTGTATTATGATAAGAAAATTAAAGATCTTACTAGTTCTTCTCCTACTGAACTCAACGACTTTTTCTCAAAAAGATACAAGTAGAATTTGTTTTTCATACGATAAAGCAAGACGTATTGCTATTGACTTAGTTAGAGGTGATTCGGCTATGGCTGAACTTAAAATAGCAAATAAATTAGTTTATCAACTTAACGAAAAAATTGATTCTCAAGATAGTATCATCGTTTTATATACTGAAAAAGAAAAATCACATCAAAAACAGATAGCTGATTATGAAAAAACGATTGAAAAAAAAGATAAAATAATCACTGGACTTGAAAAAGACGTTAATGATTTAACCCGTAAAAACACCAATCTTAAATCAGGACTTAAGTGGTTAGGCGGAGGATTCGTGGCTTCCTTACTTACTATTGTTACCTTTATAGTAGTTAAATAATGGAAGAAAAAAGTTTAAAACAGGTAGTCCGAGAGGAATATATAAAATGCGCCCAATCACCAGCGTATTTTATGAAAAAATACTGTTACATCCAACATCCACAACGTGGACGAATTCAATTTAACCTTTATCCATTCCAAGAAAAAGTACTTACTTTATTCCAAGAGAATCCATATTCAATAGTACTTAAATCCCGCCAGTTAGGTATTTCAACATTATCCGCAGGTTACTCATTGTGGTTAATGTTATTTCATGAAGATAAAAACGTATTATGTATTGCAACTAAACAGGAAACCGCTAAAAACATGGTTACCAAAGTTAGATTTATGTACGAAAGTTTACCTTCGTGGCTTAAATTTGCAAACAAACCTGACGAAGCAAACAAATTAACACTTCGATTACCAAATGGATCTCAAATCAAAGCAATAGGTGCCTCAAGTGATGCAGGTCGATCAGAAGCCGTTTCTTTGTTGATTATAGATGAGGCTGCCTTCATTCACAATATTGGTGAGATATGGGCCTCAGCTCAACAAACCTTAGCTACTGGTGGAGGTTGTATTGCATTATCTACACCTTATGGTACAGGTAACTGGTTCCATAAAACATGGGTTGCTGCAGAAATGGGTGATAATAGTTTTTTACCTATTAGATTACCTTGGCAAGTACATCCTGAACGAGATCAATCATGGAGAGATCAACAAGATGCTGATTTAGGTATCCGAATGGCAGCACAAGAATGTGACTGTGACTTTACAACATCTGGTGACACTGTATTTACACCAGAAGATATTACTTTTTACGAACAATTTCACGTGAAAGAACCTCTTGAAAAACGTGGAGTTGACCAAAACCTATGGATTTGGGAACCAGCCGACTATTCTAGGAACTATTTGATCGTAGCTGATGTAGCACGTGGTGATGGTAAGGATTTTTCAGGGTTTCACATCTTTGATGTTGAAACATTCACTCAGGTAGGTGAATATAAGGGTCAAATCAATACAAAGGATTATGGACACTTGTTAACTAGCATTGCAACGGAATATAACAATGCTTTACTTGCAGTCGAAAATCAAAGTGTAGGATGGTCAACAGTACAAACGATTTTAGATAGAGGTTATCAAAACTTTTATTATTCACCAAAAGGTGGAACAAACAATGTAGATAATTTCTTTGATCCTTATATGGATCACAGTAAAATGACACCTGGTTTTACCATGTCAAATACAACTCGTCCAATAGCAATTGGTAAATTTCAAGAAGCTATTATAGATAAAGCAGTTGTTTTCCATTCTGTGCGCCTATTAGAGGAAATGAAAGTATTTATATGGAGAAACGGTAGAGCAGAAGCTCAAGGAGGATACAATGACGACTTGATTATGGCATTTTCTATTGGGTGTTATTTACGTGAAACCGCTTTTAAACTTAGAACAAATAGTATGGAAATGACTAAAAGTATGTTGAATAGTATAGGAAATTCTCGTACATCATATGCTGGAGGTTATTCCAATGGGCCAAATTATGCTGATAAGTATAACAATAACCCATTTAAAATAGACAACCCTTACTCAAATGGTCAAGAAGATATTTCTTGGCTTTTATAAAATAAAACATGGCAGATACAGGATTATTTAGTAGATTAAGACGATTATTTTCAACAGACGTTATCATCCAAAACGATGGAGATAACCAATTAAAAGTATTCGATACCAATAAAATACAAGTTTCAGGTGAATATGAAACAAATGCACTTGTAGACCGATTTAACCGAATTTATACTAACTCACATACATCAATTTATGGATACCAAAGTAGTTTCAACTATCAAACTTTACGCCCTACGCTTTATTCTGAATATGATTCAATGGATACAGATGCTATTATTGCCTCTGCTTTAGATATTATATCCGATGAAAGTACTTTACGCAATGATATGGGTGAAGTATTACAAATTCGTAGTTCGGATGAAGACGTACAAAAAATTCTATACAATTTGTTTTACGATATATTAAATATAGAATTTAATTTATGGCCTTGGATTCGTAATATGTTGAAATATGGTGATTTTTTCTTAAAACTAGAAATTGCTGAAAAATTCGGTGTATATAACGTAATTCCTTATAATGCATTCCATATTGAAAGACAAGATGGATATGATAAAGAACACCCAAATTCAGTACGTTTTAGATTTGATCCTGACGGTATTTCATCTCCTTCAAATTATGGTTACTATAATGTACCAAATGCCGGGAATCAAGCAAATGCTATTTTCTTTGACAATTATGAAATGGCTCATTTCCGTTTATTAACGGATACTAACTTTTTACCTTATGGTAGATCGTATTTAGAGCCTGCTCGTAAATTGTTTAAACAATACACTATGATGGAAGATGCGATGTTAATCCATCGTATTGTTCGTGCGCCTGAAAAACGTATATTCTATATCAATGTTGGAAATATTGCACCTGCTGAAGTGGAAAACTTTATGCAGAAAACAATCTCTAAAATGAAACGCACTCCATATATTGATCAACAAACAGGTGATTATAACTTAAAGTATAATATGCAAAACCTACTTGAAGATTTTTATATTCCGATAAGAGGTAATGATGCTTCAACCAAAATTGATAATTTAGCAGGTTTACAATGGCAAGGTATTGAAGACGTTACTTACCTAAGAGATAAATTATTTGCTGCCCTTAAGGTTCCTAAAGCGTTTATGGGGTATGAAAAAGATTTAACAGGTAAAGCTACGTTAGCTGCTGAAGATATTCGTTTTGCACGTACAATTGAACGCATCCAGCGCATTGTAGTATCTGAATTGACTAAAATTGCTTTAGTTCACTTATACACTCAAGAATACCGTGATGAAAGTATGACAAACTTTGAGCTATCATTAACTACTCCATCAATTATCTACGATCAAGAAAGAGTAGCTTTAATGAGAGAAAAAGTTGATTTAGCTAACCAAATGATGGAAAACAAAATTCTTCCTACTGATTGGATTTATGAAAATTTATTCCACTTAAGTGAAGATCAATATGACGAATATAGAGACTTAATTATCCAAGATGCTAAACGTAAATTCCGTCTTGCTCAAATTGAAAATGAAGGAAATGACCCACTTGAAACTGGTAAATCATATGGTACGCCGCATGATTTAGCTTCTTTATATGGTAGAGGAAGATATGAAGATAACAGCGTACCTGTTGGATATGATGAAGAAAAAGATTTAGGTCGTCCTTCTGAAAAAGTAACTGATAAAAATACTCAAGACAATGCATTTGGAAAAGATAGAATTGGTACTGATGGTGTTAAAAAGGATGGAGATGAATCAGATTCAATCAAACCTCAATATAAAGGTGGAAGTCCATTAGCACTTGAAACTAAAAATAAAAGAAATCGTAATGCTAGAATGTTTAACGATATAAAAAACCAAAGCAAACAAATAATCTTCGAATCAGATATTAGAGGAAACTCGCTATTAGATGAATCACAAATACGAGAGTAAAAAAATTCCACATATTTATAAATAAAATAATATTAGAATGCAAATCAAACATTCAAAGTATAAAAATACTGGTATCCTTTTTGAACTTTTAGTTCGCCAAATCACTACTGATACATTAGATGGTAAGGATTCACTAGCAAAAGATATACTTAAAAAATATTTCGTTAAGTCGGAATTAGGTCGTGAGTATAAGTTGTATGAAACTTTATTAAAAAAGACGTCCTTAACTGAAGGGAGAGCTAATGTTGTAGTTAGCACATTAATTGACTCATCTAAAGCATTGAATAGAGGAGCTATTAAACGTCAAAAATATAATTTGATCAGTGAAATTCAGAAACACTACAATATTAACGAGTTTTTTAATCACAAGCTTCCCAATTATAAAATATATGCTGCTTTCTATACATTGCTAGAAATTACTAACACCCCAGAAGCAGTAGATCCCGAACAAACTATCAACAATAAAGTAACTATTTTAGAGCATTTAACTGCAGCTAAAATTACTGAAGGTAAAGTTCGTGATGAAGTAATGTCTGAATTTGAAAAAGCTGATAAAGATGTACGTTTGTTAGCTTACAAAATGGTATTAGAAAACTTTAACGAAAAATACGATACATTACACCCAAAACAAAAATCGATATTAAAAGAGTATATTACCTCTATTGACAATACACCTCGTTTAAGGGAATTTTATACCAATAAGGTAACAGAAATTAAGAGTGAATTGGCTACGTTAAATAAGAAAACAAAAAACCCAACCACTAAAATTAAAATTGACGAAATCATCACAGTTATTAACCCCCCAGCTAAAAACGCTAAAATAACTGACAACGATTTAGTTGACTTGTTACAGTACTATGACTTAATCAACGAATTAGAAACTGTAAATGGATAATATTAAAGAAATAATTCGTAAAAAACTCAAAGAAATGAGTGCTACTAATGTTGGTGGCGCTACAGTTACTCCTGGGGAAGGTACAGGAGTAGCTACTAAACCAGCATTTAATAAAGATAAAAATGCTAAAGGAGCTAAAAATATTTCTTACTATAAACTAGGATTCAAACTAGCTCCAGATATTAAGCCAAAGTCATACGACAAGAAAAAACTTTTTGAAGATGATGTGTTAAACGAAATGAACGATGTTCAAAAAATGCGTATAGCTTCATTAGATGAAATAGAAAAATTGATGAACGAGATTCAACCACTAGTTTCAAACGCTAAAAATGAAACAATTGAACTATATGGTGGAAATGCTGGTTCATATGATATAAATAAACCAATCGAAATAGTTAAAAGCTATTTAAAAGACATAAAACAACTTTTATCAGAAAAATAATGAAAAAGACCCTACAAGATCAGTATTTATCAATCAAAGAAGGTAAAGGACATAAAGGTGTTTTCCTTACAGAGGCAAAACGTCAATTTCCAAACATTGTACGCAACGCTGCTACATTTGATGAAGCAGTAGCATCACTTAAAACTAAAAACATCATTTCAGAAAATATAATTTCGGTGATGCCTGCAATTATGGATCGTCCTAAAAAAGAATCTTATGAAACTGCATTTGAAGCATTTTTAGCTGAAGCTAGAAAAGCAAAAGAAAACGAAGACGAGAAAGTTAAAGCAGAAGAGAAAAAAGTTTCTAAACCTGTAGAAAAAGATCTTGAAAAAAACTTTGACTATTCAGACGAAAAAAATCCTGATAACATGATCTTTGATCAAATTATGATGGGTTACTATGCTGAAATGAAAGATCCTAAAAATGCTGATAAAACGATGCAAGAATTAAAAGACATCGTATTTAAAAACTTATCAAAAGATCCAATCCATTATACAAAAGATGGTCAATTTGGAATTAAAGATTTAGGATATGTAACTGAACACCCTGGTTTAGGTGAGCCAAAAGAAGCTAAAGGAAAATACAAGTCAAGTGGATATGGTGATTTAAAAGAGTCTATCCAACCAAAACTTACATCAGATGAAGCATCTAAGTTATTTGACTACCATGAAAGGACAGGAATGCTCCCTAAAGATATGACTTCAGAAGAATATGATGAAATAATGTCATATTATAATATTAAAAGAAATTATGATGATGATACTGACCCTGCAGGTGGAAGTGGTTTACATAGCCATTTAGAAGAAGCTAAATTACGCAAAGTAATTCGTGAAATGATTGATGAAGAAATTGACGAAGCTGTTTATTTTGATCCTCAACCAAACCCACTAAAAGATTTAACAAAAATGTTAGTTAGTGCTGGAATAAATGCTGAACTAAGAGGACTTAATTATGATTTTATTAGAGTTGATGACGACAAATATGAAATAAGCTTACAAAATGGAATGTATCGCGTTAGAGATTTAAGTAAAGTTGGATCACCTATTGTAGGAAAATATAATACTCCACAAGAAGTTGTTGCCTATTTTACAAAACTATCTAAGTCAAGTTTTCCAAAAGAATATAGACCTTTTCATATTGATAGAAGTTTAGAAGAAACTAAATTACGCAAAATAATTCGTGAAATGGTTGATGCTGAATTAGAAGAAGCAGGTAGAGGTTTCGCTACTATGGGAACTATTAATCTTAAAGGTGACGGTGATGGAAAATTATTTATCCCTAAATACTACATTTTACCTCCTGTAGCTAGGAAAAAACTTAACTTGTTAAATCCTGGAGAAAACGCCCCAGCATATAATGAGTCTATGATGATTCCTCATATAAAAGTTTTACCTGATAATACAATTTTATTTTCAAATTATCTTGTACTTGCTCTAGATAACCCTTCAGATAATAGAAATCCTCTTAACAATATTTTAAAAAGTCTTGATTCAAATTTTTATTGGAGTCAGTTTAAAACATATATTAAAAAGTTTATTGGTACTAATACATTAAAGTATCCTATTAAAGGAAAAGATGTTATATATCAAGCTCTTGAATTTCCTAGTGATTTTGAAGTATTAAAATTAAAAGATTGGGTTGAAAATGAACTTTCAAAACAATATGCTAAACTTCAAAAAGCTGAATCTGGTGTAATAGGAAGAGGACGCCCAGTTAACATTGAAAGTTTAAAGAAATTTATAGCTAATTTAGAAGTTCTTAATCAAGATCCTGAAGGTGGAATGGTAGTTGTTTTACCTCAAATGTTTGAAGAATCATATGATGCAGAATCTTTACGTGAAAGTGTAGAAAAAGATTTAGCTGATATAAACAAAGAAGCAGAACACGAAGTTCTACAAGCTAAATTAGACAAAATTGACGCACTAATTGACCATAGACGTTCAAAACTTACTAAACTTGATGAAGATGAGGATATGAAAGCTTTAACTGACAAGAAAAAGGTTAAAGAACTTGAAAAAGACATCAAAAAACTAGAGCAAGCAAAAGCAAAAGTTGAAAAAATGATGTCCAAATTTAAAGGCAAGAAAAAAGAAGATAAAGAAGTTATTGATGAAATGGAAGATGAACCTTCATCTGAATACATGGAATATAAAAAAGATGCTGAACGTCGTTATGATGAAGGACAAGATATTGATTCTATTATAGACACTTACACCAACATTCCTTTAGATATGAAAAATCAATTACGTGATGATTTAGAAGGAAAAATGAATGGAATGGATTTTTAATTATGGACAAGCAACTTTTAATAGAAACTAGACACTTTGTTCCCAAACCAGTAAAACTGATTGAGGGAATGAACAAAGGCGGAAATATTTTCGTTGAAGGTATATTAGCTACTGTTGAAGTTAAAAATGGAAACGGCCGTTACTATAAAAAAGAACTATGGGAACGCGAAATCGACAATTTTATACGCAAAATCAAACAACATTCTACTGAAACAGTAGGTGAGTTGGACCACCCCGATTCTCAAGTAATTAACCTACGTAATGCATCACATGCAATTCGTGAAGTATGGTGGAGAGGAGATGAAATCCATGGAAAAGTAGAAATATTTTCTGACCCAGGTGACTTAGGAACTACCTCAGGACGTATTGCTGGAGCATTAGTTAGAAATGGTTTAATTATTGGTGTTTCTTCTCGTGGGATGGGATCATTAAAACAAATGGGTGAGGTAATGGAAGTACAAGACGATTTTGAACTATTAACATGGGATCTTGTTTCTAATCCATCTAACCCAGATTCATGGATGAAAAATGGAGCATTAAATGAATCTAGATCTACTTATCTTAACCAGTATGCTCGTACTAATTCAATTATTACTGAAATTTTATGTGCAAAAGGTACGTGTCCGTTATTTTAAAATATGCAAACCGGTAAAAATTGCCCTTTTTTTAAGGGCTTTTTTTTTGCTTTTGCGACTTTAACATTTTTCTTACATATATATAACACGAATATGCTACCCCTCACATTATGTAGCATTATATTAAAAAAATTCTATTACGTTTTTTAATAAACGTACTTTCCCAACAAATAATTTAGGAAAAATGGCAACAAACAGAGACTTGCTTAAAGAAGCAATCGCAGATGCTAAAGCTGTTAAAGAAACTGCTATCGCAAATGCAAAAGCTGCTCTAGAAGAAGCCTTCACACCTCAATTGAAATCAATGTTTGCCGCAAAACTTCAAGAAATAGAACTCGACGAAGATCTTGAAGAAAACTACGGTATGTCTGAAGATGAAAAAATGAAAGAAGCTAAAGACATAAATAAAATGGATGAAGCTGAATACATAGATGAAACTGAAGATACAATGAATGAAATTGATTTGGAAGAGCTTTTACGTGAGCTAGAATTAGAAGAAGATGATATGGGAGAAAATCTTTACGAAGCTGAAGGAGATGACGAAGACGATACAGATGTATCTGATGAAGAATCTGAAGAAGGTGAAGAAGAAGGTGAACCACTAGACCTCGAAGACATGACAGATGAAGATCTTAAAGATATCATCGAAGATGTTATTAAAGACATGATCGCATCAGGTGAACTTGAAGCTGGTCATGAAGGTATGGGTGATGAAGAAGGAATGGAAGTGAAAGATGAAGAAGTAGATTTAGCTGAATTGCTACGCGAAATCGAAGAAATGGAAGATGTTGATTCATTAGAAGAAGCTAAAAAGAAAAAAGAAGAGAAAAAAGAAGAAAAAGAAGACGAAGACAAGAAAAAAATGAAAAAAGAACTTGACGAAGCTTATTCTGCAATTAAATCTCTTAAAGCTGAATTAAATGAAATTAACTTGTTAAATGCTAAACTTCTTTATACTAACAAAATCTTCAAAGCTAAAAATTTGAACGAAAGTCAAAAAGTAAAAGTGTTAAGTTCGTTTGACAAAGCTACTACTGTAGGTGAAGTAAAATTAGTATTTGAAACTTTAAACGAGGGAATTAAAGTTGCTAAAAATACAATTAAAGAAAACTTAGGTAGTGCTTCTAAATCGACAATTACACCAAACGTTAAAAAACCAATCGTAGAGTCAAACGATGCATTCTTACGTATGCAAAAATTGGCTGGAATAATTTAATTAACAATTTAAAACAAAAACAAACAAAATGTCAAGTATTAATTCTTTATTAGAAAGCTCGGCTTCTGGATGGAAAAACATGCAGAACGATGCTGCTCGTATGGCCGCTAAATGGGGCAAAACGGGATTATTAGAAGGATTGAATAGTGAAGTTGAGAAAAACAACATGGCTTTAATCCTCGAAAACCAAGCAAAACAACTTGTTGTTGAGCAATCTTCTACAAACGTAGGTGGTGCTAACTTCGTTGTAGGACAAGGTGAGCAATGGGCTGGAGTAGCTCTTCCATTGGTACGTAAAGTATTCGGTTCTTTATCATCTAAAGAATTCGTTTCTGTACAACCAATGAATTTGCCTTCTGGTCTTGTATTCTTCCTAGATTTCCAATATGGCGATGCTAATGGAAAAGTTGCTCCTATCGGAAATTTTGGCCCTGGTGGTAACACTTATGGCGCTACTTCATCTATGTATGGTAATACCAACCCTGGAGCGGCTAACGATGCTAGCCAAGGTTTATATGGTGCTGGTAGATTTGCTTATTCAATCAACCAATTCTCTGCATCAATCACTAACGTAACTGTTGCTACAGCTTCTTGGAGTAACCTACAGTATGGTGCTGAATTTTTAACAACTTCACAATCATACACTCGTGTTGATGTTCCGTTAACAACTGTTTCCAATTATGACTCTAAAGGAGTTCGTGCATTTGTTATAGCTTCAGGCTCAACATTAACTGCTGCTACTAATGCTTTATTATTGCCACAGTTTACTACTGTAACTAATAATACAGCATCATTTATCTTTGATGGTGCGGTAGGTGCTTTAAATATTCCACAAGCAGGTACTAACCAATTATTCTACAATATCCAACCAGTTGATAACAACCGTGGTGATTTTGAAGATAAATCAAACACAGCAACTCCACTAGCTGGTGGTTATCCTAATGCTGATTCTACAGCTGCTGATCAATTAGCTATTCCTCAAATCAATATCCAAATGAAATCTGAGGCTATTGTTGCTAAAACTCGTAAGTTAAAAGCACAATGGACACCAGAATTTGCTCAAGATTTGAATGCATACCAATCTTTGGATGCTGAAGCTGAATTAACTTCAATCATGAGCGAATATATTGCATTGGAAATTGACCTTGAAGTAATCGATATGTTGATCCAAGATGCTTCTGCATGGGATGAATACTGGAACGTAGAGAACAACCAAGCATTAAATTTTAATAAAACAGGATATATTGATCTTGGATTCTTTAATACCCAAGGTCAGTGGTTCCAAACACTAGGAACTAAAATGCAAAAAGTTTCTAATAAAATTCACCAAAAGACTTTACGTGGTGGTGCAAACTTTATCGTAACTTCTCCAAGTGTAGCAACTATCCTTGAATCAATCCCAGGATTTGCTTCATCTTCTGATGGTGATGTAACAAAAGCAAGCTATGCATTTGGTATCCAAAAAGCAGGTCAAATGAATAACCGTTATACAGTTTACAAAAACCCTTACATGACCGAAGGTCTAATGTTGATGGGTTATAGAGGATCTCAATTCCTTGAAACTGGTGCGGTATTTGCTCCATATGTACCTCTAATTATGACTCCATTAGTGTACGATCCAGACACATTTACTCCACGTAAAGGTCTATTGACTCGTTACGCTAAGAAAATGATTCGTCCTGAATTTTTTGGTCGTATCTTTATTTCTAACTTAAACCTTGTTTAAGATTTAAGTAAATAAAAAGTCTAAGAAAGCCTGGCGAAAGCCGGGCTTTTTTTATTTTCCCTACAATATTTATTAACAAATATAGTTATATGAGTGATTTTAATAGAACACAGCAAGCACAAGAGGTTTTTAAAGAAAAAAGAAAACCAAAAGGTCCAATCAAATTTAACATTCAATTAAACGAAGAACAAAAATTAGCTAAAGCTAAAATTTTAACAGATGTAGTAACTATTTTACGTGGCAAAGCAGGATCAGGTAAATCTTTATTAGCAGCAAACGTTGCTCTTAACATGCTATTTAATAAAGAAATTGAAAAAATTATTATCACTCGACCAACTGTAGTAGCAGGACAAGATATTGGATTTCTTCCAGGTGATGTCAATGAAAAATTAGCCCCATTTACTGCTCCTGTATATGAAAATATGCACCGTTTATATAGCAAAGAAAAAATTGAAAAATGTATAGCGGAAGGTGAAATAGAAATTGTACCAGTTTCATTTATGCGAGGTAGAAACTTTACAAACTGTTTAGTTGTAGTAGATGAAGCACAAAACCTAACAGACAATCAAACAGAATTACTTTTAACTCGTATTTGTTCAGGTAGTAAAATGATTTTTTGTGGTGATGGTGCACAAATTGACTTACGAGATAAAAAAACATCTGGGTTTGATGTTATATGCAAACATATGAAAGAAGTACCTGGATTTAATGTAATTACCTTAGAAAAAAACCATAGACATCCAATAGTAGACGATATTTTAGAAGTATACAAATCTTTCAGAGGCTAGCCATATTTATAAATAAAATATAAATGGCCAATTTGTATGTAACCATTACTGAGGAAATTACTCTTCCAAACAATACTACTGAAAAAACTTATGTGTTTAAAAACATTTCAGGAATTAACCAAATAGTTCGCCGTGTAGATACTATTGCTACTACTTTTAGTGGTTCAGGTATTGAAATTATCCGCTTTTGTAATAGTGAAGAAGAACAAAC